CTACTCTACAATTACCCAGTCTTCTGCCAACATGTCCGCCTGACTCGCAAGCCATCCCATCTGCACACCACTTGTTCCTACAAAAGCAATTGCTGCATTGCCGATCGCTTCATGTTCACAATTAACAACTTCGTTTTCGAGCGTGTACGAAATGCCTGTTGCAAGTTGGATATACTGTTTCTTTCCATTCCAACCTTTTCGAGCCACTTTCAAGCCTCGTTTCACATATTTAATTGCTTCCCCAAAAGAAAATGTCGCTTCTCCGCCGAGTACCGGACAATTATTTCCGTCTGCCGGAATCCATTCATCTGAAAGCACATTCATTAATGTATATTCAACTCGCTGTGTTTCTCTGATATCTAATCGCTGTTTGTCTTTTGTGTACATGATAATTGTCTGCGCTTCTTCGTCCCAGCACCAATAGCCTCCCCACGAAGGCAATTTCATCGGGATTCCTTTCTTCATTTCTTTTAATGCTTGTTCAAATTTCATTCCCATTTTCTTTTCCTCTCTTTCATTTTATGCTGAGGGCGATTATTCGCCCTCTGAAACCTCTGTATCTTTTTCTCTTAACTGCAATAAAACCTCTTTCAGTTTTTCCGGAATCGGGATGAATACTGCTGCGTTCTCCAAAAGGCTAAGCGCTTCATTTGCAATATAGAACATAATCACAACCTCTCGAAGCGGTACCTTTCCTCCAAGCAACTCCTGGATTGCAAATGCTACCGCAATTACAATAAACATTACGATTTTCTTTAATAGTCCTTTAAATCCAATTTCCGAGGACAGCTCTTTTGTGTAAATTCCTTTGATGATTCCCGTGATATAGTCTACAATTGCAAGAAATACAATCGTTTTAAGTAAGACATCCCAACCTCCGAGCCAGTAGACGATAAATCCACCGACTGCTCCGGATGCGATGCTAATCCAATTAAATAACTTATCCATTTTCTTCATATACCTCACTTTCCTTTCTTTCTCTGATTAAAAAACGTACAAAAATAAGACCCACTTAAGGTCTTGCTCGAATCTCCATATATTTTTCCCTTTCTACCGGAGTTGTCCGGTGGCATCTATGCAAGCAATAGCGCCATAAACGGTTTGGTCGTGCAATTCGGAAGAGATACATCGCGAAGCACAACTATACATGCTTACGTTGTCGGACATTGGAAATAGTATTATAGCGTTTATTTCCAACGCCCAATTGCGTACCAGTCAAAATTATGTGTATCTGGTTTGCTGTTATCTGTATATCGTGAGTACGCATACCCTTGACTAGTTGTGTTTTTTGATGCAACCATGATTTCGACGACTTTCCCTGACATATATTGTCCTTGCACAAACAGCATGTAATTATCTGTACTTCCGGAAAAAGGTATTGGATAAGTTATCCTGCCAAAACCATCTGTATACGAGTAATTTGCAACTCCCCATTGCACTAACTTTCCGCTTGCATACTTTTCATAGTAGTTGTACCTGCTTGTTGATGCGATTTGGACTTTGCCGCTTTCGATCACATAATCTTTTATATCAGACAAACTTTTATTTATCGTAGACATGTTCATAAGCGCTTTGAACAGAGGTTCTACCGCCACTATATTCAATCCGTTCAACTTCACTCGGTATAATTTCATCTCATGCAATGTATCTCCATTCCGGATAACCCCTGTCGTAATCTCCGGATCCGAAGCGGTCCCCGATGTAGGCGTTCCTTTTATTACTGCGTAAGACGTTTTTTCGATTTCGGAACTTTCATCTTTTTCATACCGACGTACAATAATGTCATTTCGATTCATTCCTTGCGAACCGTTATCGATATTTACATCTGTGTAATCATTTGCAGCAATCACATCTCTCCGACCTTGTATCACATATGTTGCATCAAAAATACGAATGCTGTTGTTTGTTATGATTTGTGCTTCTGATTTTTTACCCTCATCAAGCACATAGTCGCCCGGACCATACAATCCTTGGTTCGCAATCCCCACCTGTTCCTCTGTTATGTGTGGTCCGTCTGCAAACCCGTCAATTAATGTAGTATCAATAAATGCTTTAGACATATTAATCTTCTCCCTTCAATTTGTATTCAATGCTCGTCCTACCTGTTCCGGTTACAGATACAATTTTTCTTACAACCGGAGCTGTCATATAAATTCCAGTAACTCTTTCTCTTCCGCCTACGATATCCCCAAGTTCCAAATCCATATCAGATACCGAAATCCTCAGTTGCTTATAATTCATTAAATCAATAAATTTTTCTCGTGCGTCTTCCTCCAACTCCTGTACTGTCTCAGCGCTTGTATTTTCATAGTACTGTTCTATCAGATCAATACCTGTATAATACTGCTCCTTGCGTATGCTGCCATCCGGCCAAGCGTACAAATCAACTCTCTGTCTCTCTTGCAGTTCTCCTTTTCCATAACAAATTAGATGATTTACTCCGTTCTGATAGTCAAGGATATTCAGTTTTACATTGCCATCCTCACTCACCTCAATCGTTTTCGAGTGATCCACAATCTTTTTTGCTTCCAGCAACACATAACCTTTTCCATTCGGCTCTCCAAGCTTATATTTAATTTCCAACCTAGCCCCAACTTTTTCAAGCGCAGTTGAAAACGCATCGAGCAGCATACTTTGAAGTGGAATCTTATAGTCAATATTGATTCCGCTGTTTATGTTCGACACCTGAAATATTTCAGACAGTCCAAGCTGAATAATATATTGCTTAAGCACCGCGTTTGCTTCGCCTTTCAGAGTTATATACGTATTACTTTCCGGATTGATTGCTCTCTGATTCAGGATTCCCCTCCAAGTTGGTCCGGTAAGCTTCACAATGTGGTCTCCTGTAATTGGATTAATACTTCTAATCAGACCACCATATTCGGTATCTTCTGCAAACACTCGGCAGTTCTTTTGATGCCGATCTGACTGAAAAAGTGTACTCGGGATTTTTATTTCAAAATCATCGTCTTGGCCAACAACAAATTCAGCACCACAATGATTCAAATACCCCTTATCCTGTCCATATTTATCCGTTACGATAAAATCCAACTCGGTGTCCCCCTCTCGTTGAAAAGAATAATATCAAATCCAAAAGCACCACTCCATGACACAATGCTTCTTCCTGCAGGTATCTTCTGCCATATATCACTCTCTGTATTTCTCGTGCTAAATATATCCTCTATAGAGCCGTCTGCTTTTACTTTTATTATCTTCCTATCCTTCGCATATCTCGTACTTGAATCAATCACTGCATATTCTCCGTCATAGAGCGTTGTTCTAAGCTCATATACATGTCCGGAAATTCGAATCAAAGGATTTATACATGGTCCATAAATAATCATTTTAAAGCCACTTGCGACGTAATGGTCATTTTGGATATATTGCATGTTTCTTACTTTTGCATATTCATACGGATAATCAAATGGATATTCCAACCACGGAGACGTCTCTCCTCCCTGTGACTGCTTCAAAAATTGAAAATGTTGTTCTGTTATCCAATACGGATAATCGCTTTTTATCGTCAATTCATTCCCGATTCCATCCAAATCATTAACCCACCGAGACTTGCTCGTTCCAGTAATCCAGCACTTTAAATAGCTTTTTCCAACATACAATTTTCCCGGTGTGACATTTACGATATCTTTCTCCACCACATTTTCCAACTGCTCAATAGCACTGCAAAGCTCTTCTTGATTTGCAGCACTGATATCAATGCTCAATGTTTTATCCGTTACTTTCCGTTCAAATTCCTGTATTCTATTATTTTCTTCAACGGCATCGTAATTGCCGTCAAAAATACTTCCACCAACAATCCTATATGGGAGTTGGCGAAAATCTACTTTTTCGTTTTGACTGCCTACATAATAAATATCATGCATCACTTCACATCCTTTACTAATCTACCAAATATCCGCTCATCGCACTTAAACGCGACTTCTGAGCGTATCAGTGCATCTGCGACAGAATTTCCAAGTCTTACATAATCAATTGACGTACCGCCTTGTACATTTACATTCACGCTGTCACTTCTGAGACTTCCACTCATTGCAACCATTCCTTCGAGCCCTCCGAGCGATCTAAGTAAGTTTGCTTCTTCTTTGGTCAATACCCATTCTCCCTCGTCCAAAAACGCAGGGAAGAAATCGCTCGGTACGTAATCCATACCGACCTTAAGACGCGGAATTTTAGGAATATTAAACCCTTTGCCGCCTACTCCCGGAACCCAATCCGGAATCTTTATATTGTTCAAACCACCTAGAAATCCATTGATTCCATCGATAATAAAATTTAGTGGAGCTTTGAAAATATTTCCTAATCCATCCACAATACTTTTGAAAATATCTTTCACATTTTCCCATGCTGCCTTCCAGTTTCCAGTAAATACGTTCTTTATAAAATCAATAATGTTCCTAAAAATATTCGTGATATTTCCAATATTATTTTTTGCTGTCTTTAGCATTCCGTCTAGCGCTCCCGAAAAAGCCGGAACTAAAAGCCCAGTGACGAGCGAAATAAAAGGACTAATCACATTATCCATTAAAAATAAAAATGCATCCATAAGTGGTTGCAATGCCTGTTGTATTAGATTCAAAATAGGTGTCAACAACTCTGCAAATAGAGAAATCAGTGGCCCTAATAATCCTGTCAATATAGGCAACACAGAATCAATCAATGTCGAAAGTACAGGTAATAAAGCCTCACCGAGCGGAATTAAAAGAACTTCTACATTCCGTTTCAATTCCTCGAACATCGAACCCAAATCATCGTATTTCACGTCTTTGATTTGATTCATTGCATCCGAAGTTGTATAAGCGCCTTCTTCTATTTCTGCAAGTGCTGTCACAGCTTCAGGCCCCAAATCCTCCCACATGGTTCCCATTAAATCTACACCTGTAGTATTTTGTGCAATCGGGTCTTCCATAGCAGCCAAAGCATCTAGCGTCTCGTTAAACGCTTCTTTTGCTGTATCTCCTCCGGCCGCAAACTTTTGAGCCATTTCATCTGCATTCAAACCCAATAATTCAAATCCTTGTTTTGTCGTATCGGAACCGTCCACTACACGGATTGACATTTCTTTTACTGCATCACCTACTTTATCAAGATTAAACGCTCCGGATTCTGCACCTTTTTGAAATATCGCAAACATATCCTCTGCGCCAAGCCCCATCTTATCAAACTGAACAGAATACTCCGATATACTATCAAGTAATTCTCCTGAATAATCCAAACCGTTTTGAGCTCCGCTGGCAATTAAATTCATCGCCTCTTCGCCGGAAACTCCAAAATTATCAACAATCGCTTTGGCGGCTCTAGTTGACTCCGGTATGTCATATCCAAATGTATCTCTTAAAGCAAATGCAGATTCTGTTGCATTCTGAAGACTTGCGTCATCCATATCTCCAAGCTGCTTTGTAACTTCTGCCATCGCTTGTCCAATATCCGAAAAGCTTTCACCGTAATTATTTGCATAAATATCTTCCATGACAGCTTGATATCGTTCTGTCTCTTCAGTACCTTTCCCGGTAATTGCAATAAAATCGTTCATTGCACCACTGATATCATTCGCTGTCCCAACAGCTAGAGCACCCACACCTACAGCCGCTGCTCCTACACCAATTGCGGCTACTGCTGATCCGGATAATCCCGCTGTAAGTTCTCCTACCTTCCCGACGAGTGGAATAGATTCGTTTGCAGCATCAGAAAAAGCGGATTTCAGACCTCCACCTACATTTCCAATCGCATCTCCCATCTTACTTCCTACTTTTTCCGCCGTATCTCCGAGCCCCTCAATACTATCTTCCGCATCTGATACATCTGCGTTCACATCAACATCAATACTTTTATCTCGACTTACTCCCTTGATCTTATTTTCAGCATTGGAAGTATCAGCTTTTACATCTACCGTGATACCCTTTTCTTTAATATCGATATCCATTGCCTTCTCAGCATCTTTTCCGGCATCAATCCAAGCGTCTGCGATTTTTTCAGTGGCTTGTTCTGCATTTTTTACGTTTTTATCAGATTCTTCTTTTAATTTCGCTGTTTTTTGCTCTTCAATCTTGACTGTTTTGTCCGCACTCTTCTCGACTGCTTTCTCAACCTTTTTATTTGCTTCATTTATATCGGACTCCAACTTGCTGTCATCCGCCCTGAGTTCGTATGTTACATCGCCTTTTGCCAAATTTTATCACCCGCCTTTAATGTTTTGCCATTCCCTCAAGTGTGCTAAACAGCAGATCAAGACCGCCCTGCCCTCCACCACCTTTAACAGGTAAAGCATAATAAGATTTCAACTCTTGTATTTCCTGTATCTGCTTTTGATTTTTTCCATTGAATTGCGGGATTTCCATCTCGCGGATGTGCATTACCTGTTTGATTTTTGTATCTGCTCCTAAACCGTTGAATAGCCACAAGAATTTTCTCCACGGAAGTTTTCCTTGCTGATTGATTAGGTCGATACCGTATTCCTGCATAAACGATGCGTAGATATAATCACCGTCCTCTTCGAAATCCAACACCGGGAGTACTGATTTTTTTGTTTGCGGTCGCTTTTTAACATTAATGCATTTCTTATAAATTTCTTCTAAAAGAGATATCTTTTCTGTTGGAGTATATTTCTTTAGATTCCAATCATTTTTTACCAACATTTTCAAAGCGCAGTTAATTTTTTCAAAATCTGTCAGCTCTGACTCTCTGTACAAATTCTGTATTTCGAGCACGACATCAAACGCCGGATTTACAACAAGTTTTCCTTTGCTTGTGCATATCAAATTATTTTGCGCTTCCGTTAAGATGTTCACTTTTTCCACCCTTTCAAAATCGCACGTCTTTGTTTTCGATTGTACTTGTTAAGTATTTCTTTCTTGTTTTCCTGTGTGATTCGTCTTAAATCCGGAATCACAACAGTTGTAATAAATGGTGCTACCTCCGAAATCATATCGATATATCGCCCATTGTAAAAATCAAGAATCGTCTTCGTATCATCCGATCCGAAAACAGCCTCTATCAAATCAACCGATGCCTTTCCGAGTGTTTCATACGCTTTTCCAAGTTCTTCGTTTCCATTAAGATTCCCGTTCATCGCCCCCTCAAGCTTCGACAACTCATTCTTCGTTCTTACAAGAGTAATATATTTCTGATTTAATTTTTCGATACAGCTTCCTGGATCCAGCGCAACCAACAATCTGTGTGCAACATTCCCTTTTTCATCCACCAGTTCAAAATCCTGTGTATACGCTGCTTTTCTTTTCGCCTGATATGCCATTGTTCTCTTCTCCTTTCGAGTAATCAAAAAGAGTGACAATCTGTCACCCTTATTCTGTCGTTCCAATTACTGGTCTGCCATTTCCGTGAATAGTCACAGTCAATGCATTTACTGCTCCGGAATCTCCATATGCAGGTGTGATATTCGCAAGAGTAATAGGCCAAATAATCACTTTCTTACCTTTCTGTAATTTCAAATGAGTTTTTCTTGCATTTCCAAGCTCAAACATCACTTTATCGCTGAGGATGTAGTCACATGCTCTATCTCCCGGTTTCACAGCTCCTGTTAGTGTAAGTGTAAGCTGTGCTCCGATAACCTCCGTGCTTCCCCATCCCTTGTCTGCGTAGTACGTTGCCTGATGCAATACCTCATTCAAAGACTGGCTCATATTTGTCATCAATTCCGCTAAAGACGCCCACTGCGGTGTACCCTTATCCTCTGCAATATTTAAAAATGCTTCTGTTTCATAATTCAATTCCGGAGTGATTGTATTGTCCGGAAGTTCCGGCTCCGCAAATCTCTGTAAATCTAATCTTTTCACTTCAATTGCCTCCTTAATAAAATATTTTACAGTTCAGGATGCACGAGAAGTTATAAACTCCATCCTCATCCCGCCCTATTTTGTTTGGTTCTTTTGCTATTGTGGTATCCAACCAAGCGAATGTCCCGCCTTTCGGATACGCTTTCAATCGTTGCAAGTAGTTGCAAATACTACCCAACTGTTCCAACCCTACCTTTTGGTCTTTGTTTCTGCACAAAAAAAGCACTGGGATCGTTTTCTCCATGCTTTTGTCATAATACATACTATTTCCAAACCCTTCTCCGAGCTCAGCGTAAATGCCACCGCTTGGATTCAATTCTTTCAAAGATATTGTTGTCCCAAGATTACAATGTTTCTCTGTTGTTTCGACTAATAAATCAAGCAATTCAGTCTGTGGCGTCATTTTCGCATCTCCCTCCTTATCGCTGCCTGATATACCTTTTTCCATTCTTCTCCGTGTACTTCTTTTGCGTACTTCGCCCATTCTTCACGGGCAAGGGCAGATGTGAACGTAAGTTTTTCAGGTCCATATGTACGATTTCCGGCATTTCCATACATGACATCGCCGTTCCAAAGATACTGCGCATACGGAGTAGACCACCGCATTGTTAATTTCCCGTCTGTTGCAGTCTTGTCACTGTTCGTCAGGCCACTGTTTTCAAGTGTACGCTGGTCTTTTGGTACATATTGGCTAATATCCTGCAATGCCTGATTTCCCATAACAGTCAACGCTTTATTTGATGCTGCTTTCATAAGCGCTAATGCCTTCGCTTTATCAAATGTCACTCGTGTATTGATTTTAGCCATGTCGTATCATTCCCAACTCGAAATGATGCAATTTGCGCGCATCATACAGCGGTTCAATTGTCTGAACCTTAAACATCTCGCCATTAAAAATAATAATGTCGTCGGTTTTGAATACTACACCTCTCGGACTGCTATTCTTGCAGTCATAAAACAGCGTTGCCGCAAGTTGCACTTCTGCATTGTTTTTATCTCGCACTACCTTTGTAGATGGCTCAAGCCGCACGTTTTTTACTGTTTTATTATTTGTTATCTGCTCCGTTCCCCATCGGTCAGCATCTTTTATTTTTGCATGCGTAACCGTGTGATTCAGCAAGCTTTTCGGTATCGCTCTAATAGCAACCACCCCCTCTGTATAAAAGACCAGTAGGAGCTAAGATACGGACGGCTCTCGGTGCATATATGGACTGTTCTGTGCTTCCGTTTGCACCGGACACCTTGGTGAAGTTAAACTTCCCAAGACCGGCACTCTGCAAATCTACACCGTTGTCCATATCAGCTCCGCCGTTGGCATCTAAATACTCAATCTGTGCACAAACAGCATTTTTCACACATTCCTGTACAGATTCATTCATAACCAAAAATGTTACCGGATTCAATCTGTACCTCGTAATTTCCTCAATGATTCCCTCAGCACGCTCGCAAAGCGAGGAGAAGTCGGTATCTTCTACCGGCTCCCCTTTAAATGTTCCAACGTAATATTCTCTATCTACATAAGGCATTTAACCGCCCCCTAACTGCTTACGCATGTTTTTTAATCGTTACAGTCGTAGGTCTGGAAACCATCATGCCATATACCCTACGTCCCTGTACAGCAGATGCACCGATGTGTTTGCCATCCTTCAGATCATTCACAGTGACCGGCACCATCCATTCATCAACAAAGTGGCAGAAGATCCTGTTTCCGATAATGTACTCGACTTTTGTGCTATCCGCAATATTATTAGTCTCGTAAACGTCAAGACCTGCGATACGGCCAACACGTCCGTTCTGAACTACATTATCACCGAGATCAGATGCCTTAATGAATTCAGGGCATTTCAGTAACAGCGCGTATGTCTCGTTTGTAACGGCAAGCCACATCTCTTCCGGCTTGAGTCCTTTCTTCTTCAGCGCTGCAACTTCGTCCACAACAGAATCATAGACAGTGTCTTTGGTAATTGCTGTCGTATTGGAAGATGCTGTACCTTTTGTGGTAAGCAGTGTAATCAGGTCAGTATCGAAAGATACACCCATTGCATATCCTGCGGAGTCCAGTCTGTCAGCTACAAGATTGTCCGGAACGGACGCAGCATCAAAGCCGTCAATAAGCTCGTTGACATATTTGTCTTTGTCGATATTCATTGTCTGATAGGTAGTCGTTCCATCAGACAGAGAACCACCGGCAGACTTATCATAATCCCCTACTTTTACCTCAGTGTCTCTCACTGGTACTTTTACCGCTCCAGCAGTAGGCGTACCTTCGTAGCGTGTATTAAACAAGCTAGAAAAGATAGTTGTTTTTCTAAGTTTCGCGAGCACAAGATTAGAATATCTCTCCTGATGTGCATGAGCGAACAACTGTAAATCCATTGTCAATTTGTACTTCATAAAATCTTTGTAATGCATACTTATAATCTCCTTTATTTCTTCAGGTCTGGGTTCAGTTCATAGAATCTCTTTTCAACACCACTCATTTTCTTTGGTGTCTTTCCATTCTGTCTCTGCCCCCATGATTTTCCTCTGGTTTCGTCCTCTTCTTCGTACGGATCCGCAGCACCCTTCTTGAACTGAGGATATTTTTTTACTACTTTTTCGATAGCATCTTCAAGGTCAAGATCTTCGTCCGCTTCCATGTAAGCTCTGGCCAAAGCTGTCACATCATCTACAGAGTCCTTTGACACACCAGCTTCATAACATGCAACCTTCGCCTCTAACTTAGAAGCTTTGCTGATTGCTTCAGCTTTTTCTGTGTCTTCTTCCTTGCTGCTTTCTCCGGATTCTTCATGCCCGTCTGGTTTCTTCGTAGACTTTTTCTGCTGCTCTCTCTGCCACTTGCGTTTTTCTCTAGCAAGGCGTTTCTTTACAGTCTCATCCACATCTTTTTGAGTAAATTTCTTTTCCTCTTCCCCGTCTTCGTCCGACTCATCGTCGTCCTGGTCGTCACCGTCACCGGAATCTTCTCCGTCAGTTCCACCTTCATCTTCTCCAGCAAATAACTGTAGATCAAGTGTCTGGTATTTTTTCTTCATGTTCATGTACTTCATTTTTAGTACCTTCCTTTCTTTAAGCCGTTTAACGCCCGTTCGGCGACCGTATTACTGTATTTGTACGTATTCCTCTCCATAAGCATCTTGAATGTCACTTACAGCAATAAAAAAAGAATCAATCAGCAGTTTCCCCTGTTCTGAAAGATTCTCATATTCCATCCTAATATGCCCGCTCTTTACTTCTGCAGATATCTCATCATCTGTCAAAACACTGAGCGAGTGCACCAACCCTTGTGCTAATGCCGACACCGCAGCGCACACAATATCTTTCCCCCTCTCCGCATATCCAGCATGTCCTTTTACGGTCAAGCTGTTCTGCGTGATATGTACCTCAATCAAATAGCATCACTCCTTTACTATTCCGGTCATTCCCTGCCGGTGGGAGATAACTGGATCACCGCCTTTCACTCTGAAAACAATCCCGGATTATCTTTCTGTAGCATATACAACGCAGTTCCAAGTTTTTCAACTTGTTTTTCCTTCAAGCCGATACCATACATCTCATCCAGTGCATGAACAATTTCATGTACAAGAGTTGCTTTCTTCTGTTCTTCTTCCGCATCTGCATTCAGAACGATTTCCTGTGGAAGGTACTGGATTTGTCCGAACAGTTCACCCTTCTCATCATGAATATTTACCTGTTCAGATATCCGGTACTCTTTGTACAAAACCTTTACTTTTTCTGGAATCCTCATGTTGCATCTCCTTTCCTTTCTTAAAAATGTGTATAAAAATACCACAGACCTTTTCGACCTGTGGTATTAGTAATTGTGCCATTTACAATTTTTACAGATATCTTCCCATTCAGATTTCTTTTTAAATCTTTCCGGCACGCTGTCTTTCTTCAACATTCCGTCAACAGCATCTGAATTTTCTATGCAATCGATATTTTCAATTTCTGCATCCACCAACGGACACATTACATGATCAGGACCGCTCACGTTTTAACACCTCCATTGCTTTTCTTGTAGCATCGTCATATTGTTCTTTCTTAAATGCCGTTCTTATATGTCTTTTCTCATTATCCACATAAGCTGCTCCATCATCACTGAAATAATTGGTATATTTTCCATTCCATTTTGTCACAGAAAATCTTGCGTTTTCGATATACTCTTTCGCTTCTTTTTCCGTTACCTCGTGTTGTCTTTCTCCATTAATATGCGTATCATCAAAGGATAGCTCTTTTGTATCCGGAATGTTAGGCTTCAGATTTATCTCTCCTCTCATCCCAGCCTCTTTTATCTCTGATATTATCTTATCATTTTTCGCTTTTTCTGCAAGCTCTTTCTGATACTTTTTATTATTTTCAATAACATGAGTCGATATCCTCTTGTCAAAGCCAACCACCTGCTCACGGTCTCTTCTGCGATGCAAATTCTTATGTCCATCTACATAGTCCTTTAACCGCTTCTCTTTCATCTTTAACTCTACAGCAGATTTAAAAGCTTCCTCACATCCTAGCTCATCATACAGCATACACTCTCGCTTCTGTTTCCTTACATCACGTTCAAGTGCCCTCTGTACTTGCGTCTGCTTGTAAAGCTTATTGTTTGCATCAAGGTCATCCGTAGGAAAGTAACGCTGTATATTTACTCCCGGAACAAACGGAAACTTATGATGCCCACAGTTGATTCCGAGTATGCCATCCGGCTCTCCATAGCTGGATGAGTTCCAAGGATAATACCGTATTTTTCTTCCGTTAAGGTCCTCTGTAAAACCACTGCCATTATTCAGGTCAAATATCTTGCCCTGGTCTTTTGCACATTTAGGACGTGCTCCGGAATGACTATCAATCTGTATCAGATTCACTCCCATATCCTCACACCGAGCCGTCTGCACTTCATTTGCCACGCTGCCGGACGTTGTACGCATACACATATTAACATATGCCTCTGGTGTCCAATTTCTTCCACTTTTATCGACAAATCCAGTAATTCCTTTATCGTTGAATTGGCGAATTGTTTTCCGAAGTGCCTGCTGTCTTGCCTCTGCACCCGTAATAGCAGCAGCGGTATTGCTATTCAGAATCTTCAACGCTTCTTCTGCCGTATTCTGTATAAGGCTCTTGAACGCTTCTTGTGTCTTATGCAGCATCGTTGTATTCGTAAGGTTCAGCGAATCTTTCGCCTGCTTCTGCAAGTTCTTCATAACCTGTTTCACGTTTTTGCTTTTATCGGCTTCAACAACCGAATCAATCAACCCTTGCCTAGCCATATAACGAAATCCCGGTTCCATCATTTTAACCGCCTCTTCCGCGGCTTCAAATAGCATCCGTTCCGCCGCCGTCTGACTGATACCGGACATCTGAGCAATAATCTTGATATTTTCCTTGTTGAGTTTTCCAATCTCTGACAGTTTCTGCATCAGCCACCTGTCAGTGTCAATCGGCTTATCCCAGTCTCGAAGATGTCGAGCGATATTCTGCATGAGCTGTGCTTCCAAATCTATGTATACACTATCTATCGTCTCCGCCTCCTGCTGGTTCTTCAACAGATTCATCTTCTACCTCACTCTCTTCTTGATCCGGCTCATTAACTTCCTCTTCCTCAGTTTTTTCATTGTCTCCCATATCCGTCCAGTCTACGTCCTGCCCCGTGATCTGATTGTCTCCGGCAATCCTCTCCAACTCTTTCTTAGCTTCTTTTTCATCGCATTTGTTAATCTCCATGATCGCGGTAAGCTTTGACCGGAGTCCTGACTGCACAAGCTTGATATTCTTTTCGATCGTAGTGTTTGTGTCCTCGATAATAGAGTCATCAAAATCTACAGTCGCATCAACCGCACTCCCTGTATCCAAAAAGGCAACAGCAGCAACCATATTTACAAGCGCTGTGTTAATTACAATTGCATTCTTCTGCCTGTTCTGATATAAATCAGATTTATCAGAGATGACTTCAGTAGCTGTCTTTACACCGGAAGAATCAAATTGATAACGTCCAGTTCCAAGTCCCGTCTTTAAACTTAAGATGTCAAGACTGCGCTGGATTCCCAGTTCATGTTCCTGCGATCTGATTGTCATATCAACTTCCGTAAGCTTCAGTTCATTCTCTCGGTCCCCCGGCATCTGATAATAAACAGAATCAGCAGGGTCAAATACCGGAGCTGCCACTCCATCTTGCTGCATCTGTATTCTCGCAGCCGCAATCGGAACAAGAATACGTTTTCTGCCCAAGACAAACTCGTTTACATAAGAGTCATAGATCAGGTCGCACCCCTTGAGCTGATTTATGCTGTTTGCATAAACCGATATACCAAGAGGACTATCCAAGTCAATGTTATTGCAGATATTTGGCATAATAACCTGAAACAGAGGCTTGTCATATCCGGTAGGAATCAATGACAGTACACCTTCCGGAGGTTCAAGCTCTTTATTTTCTTTGCGGTCAATATACTTATTCTCAATATAATACAGTTCTTCATCTTCCCCGTCTTCCGGATTCCCTTTTCTGTGTATCTGCAGATAAATCACTTCGTTGCCGTCTATTACACGAATACTACCAAACGCGCACTCTGTAACATCCCCGTTATCCCATGACAGTGGATAAATCATATCGGCGCGGATATAATCGATAATTACGTCATCGCCGTCTAAATACTCCACAAACGCTCCTGTTCCAAGCGCAAATGCAATCTCAACCAGTTGATTCGCCCGAACGATAAAATTATTATTACTTAGGATTTCCTGTAATCGCTCTTCATAGTTTCCTGCTTTGATTGCCACTTTCTCATTCAATAGTAAATTTGCCCAGTCTTCACAGACTTTCTTCGCCATTCCCATCGTGTAACGCTTATGCTCTGTTGTCACGGAACCGTTAAAAACCTTATATTTGTGAAACTTTTCCACATCGCCCTGATACCATTCGAGCCATTCGTCGATATGACTATATGTCTCGTCCGATGCCGTATTATATTTGTTTTCTGCCAAATACTGGCGTATTTCATTACCCATATTTCACTCCCCTATGCTGCAATATACAGGATATCTTCCTGTATGCTTTCTGTGCTGTATTCTGTACTGTCCAAGCTGTCCACGTTCATAAGTCCATCGTCAAGACGCACGTCCATATTCTTTTTCTTATCATCGTAACAAGCGTTCTCAAATGCACTTATAATGTGCTTGCAGTGCTTCATTACTTTCCATCTGTTCTGTGCAATCAAGCTATTGTAAAATGCGATACGATCATTGATAGAGCCTTTTATTGCGTTCTTAATCTCAATACCGACATGCGCCTGTACACACGCCATTTCCAATCCGGCAATAAGTGTCTGCTCAGCGCTATCACAGTATGCCTCATAGACTTTATATTTCTGTTTTGCCCTCTTTACAAAGTCTATAAAATCATCTTGTAGCTGTTTTGGATTGATACGCTTCTTGTAATAATACTCATCCAATACAACCACCTGTTTATAACCCCTTGTGAATCCTGTTAAAGTAAAAGAATGAGCCGACTTCGTTCCTCCGAAATCGACCCCGATTGTTGCATATATAATTTCATTTTCTTTTAACCAGTTCTCATCTATTAGATATTGTTTCACATTATCCGCGAACTGCTGATAAATCAATCCGTCAGCTGCTACCCATAAACCAAGGATAAACCGCTTGTAAAATACACTCCCCGGACTCCATGACCGCTTATATGCTTCCTTGCGCTGTGCGGATAGTGTCAAGTTGTCGTCCATCATAAAGTGTAGCCTATAGACTTTCTTCTCTTTTGCTTTATCGATGAACTCCTCTTTGATATACGCATGAGGTCCTTCCGGATTACAGTTCATCCATACTTTCCAACCATCGACTGAGCAACGCCCAATCATTTGGTCGATAAAGCTTTGCGGAAACAATGCCGCCTCATCAGCATAAGCACCGGCAGCAGTTAGTCCCTGTAATGCATCCTGACTCGCCTCTGTATTTGCTCCATACAGGTAATAAGTGTTACTCCCTATCTCTATCCTTGCATCTGTTCCCGAACGGATATATGTATAAGACCACCCCCATGCCTCAAGTATCTGTTGCATAGGACGGGCAACATTCTTTTTTAAAGCTCCCATTGTCTTTCCGGCAAGGATGAACGATTGCCCTGAAAACATCTCCTGAGACCATGTAAGAAAACCAATAATACATGCAATTGTCTTTCCCGATCGGATGGATCCATCTGCGATAACGAAATCATTCTCTGCAGAAGTCAATCCAGGTCGCCACCAGTGCATTAGTCTCTGTTGTTGCTTTGAGAACGGCTTGAATTTGAATCTAGCTGGTCTCTTCTGTTTCTTCGCCATCAGTCTCGACCTCCTTGTTTTCATCTTCTGAGAACAAATCTTCTAAATCTTCTTGCGTCGGTCTCATAGCCTTCAAGAAACTTTGTATATTTTCGTCTGATGTGTCTGTGTCTCCGACTTCCATATCTCTTGCTCTCTTGGCTCTATCCGTCCGGATTTTCTGCTCTTCCAAATCAGCCTCTGATTTATCCGTCTGTCCCACGACTTTCATAATCGCATTATACGCTTTTACATCTCCCATCGCTGCCTGATTGATGATTGCCATCGTAATGATTTCCTCATAGGTACTTTCTCCTCCGTCTGCAATTAACACATCAGATAGTCCATCAACGTGCGCCTGCATAGTCAAACACCTATTCATTGTATCTCGCATAGCCGCTTTTCTTCTTCTCGCTTCACCGCTCTTTATGCCGGCAATTCTTGCTAATTCTCGGCGTTCACTCGGAGTTCGATTGTTATTTGCATCTTTTATGTTTTCATAACCTGCCACTTCACCACCTTCCAATCTATCAACTTTTTCTATCTCTGGATACAACAGGAATCGAACCTGTGGCATATTCACTACGAATGAAGTGCTCTACCACTGAGCTATGTATCCATATTTGGGTATTAGAAAAGACGCCCTAATGGACGCCTTAACTTAATTTTCATATTGTTTTTTTATATATTCCATAATTTCGTCTTTATTTTTCAACTCCGAATTCTGAACAAAAGATAATAAATTTCCCTTTATATCTTCTAAACTGAATCCATAGATATTCATTAATGTCGTAAATATAAAATCTATTTTTATTTCATTTACAACATTATAAATGGTTTTATCCTTATTAATAATTTCCGCATAAATCTTTTTGATTTTATATAAATCTATGCAATTTTTTATCAATGCTACCGTATAAAATATTATAAAAACTACATGGTAAATTTCAATAGTAGTTATAACCCAAAAAGCCACCTCATTTACTAAAAACCTATTACTAGAAAAAGTCATATATATTAATATTATCCCTGTACATTGCACTGCAATATTTATAGCAAGAAAAATATAACTTGATAAAATATATTCTATTGTTCCAGTTCCATTAATTTCATCTATTTTTTTAATCTCGTTATTACTAAATAAACTAACAATAATGGCAACCCCGCTTAATGAAAATCCCAACATTCCAAACATGGCTCCCAAAATACAAAGCATTAAATCTGGTAAGGTATTTTCAAAAGTTTCAAAATCCGTATACAACTTTAACCAACAGAAGTACATAATAAAAATTATTGTAATAAGGATTGATACTTTAACTTCCCACTCTCTTATATCAATCAAATCATAAATTCTATTTCTCTTTTTCACACCCATCATTCCTTTTCATTTTCTGAAATACTTGTGGCTATCCTTCTTTTTATTATTTCTTCACATGCAGATTTAAATTCTACTATTCGATTAATACTTTTCTTGACTGGTGCTTTGTCTGCTGTACTATGTACAACTCCATCTCTTCCAACAGCCTCTACCTTTACATATCCATTTTGAGTTGCAATTCTTGATGAAATACTTTTCTGCAAATTATCTACAGACGCGATTTGTTCTTGTATAATTTGAGCATTTATATTTAATCCCAATTTATTTGATGAAGTTAAAATAACACTTTTTGTCGACAAATTTGCATCTTCGAACTCTTGCAACTGTCCCTTTCCATTTTTTTCAATAGATTTTAAAATACTCTCATTAGGATTAGCCGGTTGAAAAGAGAATGTTAATTTTTGAATACTTTTAATCTTGCGTAACTCATCTTCTATTTCGGAAATGTTCAAACCATTTACATATCTATTCACTGAAAACTCATAATCATATCCCTTTTCTGTCACGCACTTATTAATTAATTTTGCAAAAATATCTAAAAATTTTTTGTGACCAAATCTCTTTGTGGTATTATATCCAACAATTTCATTAAAAACATCAAAATAAAATATGATTCCATCCGTATTGGAAACCGCTTTAGTCTCCAGCTCATTAGTTGCAGAATTAAGCTCCTTATAATACAATTTTGATTTTTTATAAAGTGTTCCATACAAATATGTATCTGTTTTTTCTTTTAAACTCACGTGATAATCTATAACATCACTATAAACTTCTCCATCATTTCCGATATAGGAATATTCCTCTTGCAATTCTAATCCATCATAAAAACTGATCAACGTATTTATTAGCAAATCTCGTATATTAATCTTACCAGAATACACATCATAAATATGCTCAGATTTCAAATTCACTTTACCAAAATACACCGTAATTCCCATACTATTTCCTCCACACACTTACATAAACAAAACCCTATAAACATAATACAAGATTTTTCGATATCATTCAACATGGTTTGACATTTATTTCACATATGAAGTAAATTCATTATAGAACATTTGTTCTATTTTGTCTATTGACAAAATCCACAAAAAAGACACCTCACAATTTGCAAGGCGCCCTTTTCGATATATAAGTGTGTTTTGGGGAGAAAAGTCAAAATTAATTATAACTTTTCTAGAATAATTATAACATATCTAAAATGTTAATTGTGTTAATCTTTCAAGTATTCACTTGTTATTTGCGAAATTCTTCCTCTGCTATATCCAATGATGTCTGCAACATCTCTCTGCTTCTTCCCATCCACGTACAGCAATTCAAAAATCTCCTTAATCTCAATATCTTTTATCCCTGCAAGGAATTCCTCCACCTCTTGAATCTCTGTTACTACCTGCAGGCGTTCCGCTTCTTTTTTCCTGATCTGCTTGTTTATTCGCTCCTGCTCATCCGGATCAGGTATTATCACAGATGTCCTAACTTCCGTATAGGGAAAATCTTTACTTGACCCACGAACCTTTCCCATCACTTCTCCTGCCGGCTCAGTCTCACAAAGTTCTTCTATCCTCGCATCAATTCTTTTAAGTCTTGCTTTGTTCGGTATGTACTTTTTCAGTTTTAACTTGTCCACCGGCACCACCTCCCTTATGTATTTTCTTTATGTAGTCCATTACCTCGATGCTTTGATATGCCTGACGATGAAATGCAGCTCTTGCATTATTAGGAGGCTTGTTTGTTTCCATCTCGGCATAATGACTGTTTTGCTCAATTTTCTGCTCATCGCTTGTGCGTTTGCGTTTCAAATTACCACCTCACTTTCTTGGAGCAACGGCACTTAAGACCGTGCTCCGCTGTCCTCTTTAAACGCTTTACTCCGTCGTATATATGCATACAAATCTTCAATACCCTGTTTGTATCCATCACAGTATGCTCTTTCTTTTTCTACTGTTCTTGTGTATTTCATTTCTGCGTCGCTTTGCATTTTATTTACAATGTTTTCCAGGTTGTCCACCTTTTCACTCCTCCTACTCCTCTTTCACAAATCTTTAAAACTTCGTTCACATTCTTTCTATCTTTTCATCACAGGATTATCACAAATCCTGTGTATAGTAATAGTCAAAAGACATTTAGTTTTTTATATAGATTTTCTTTTTCATAATTAGCCGGTCATTGTACCGGCTTCTCCTCTGTTTACAGAAAGTCCTCTATGCTCATCTGATTATCTTTTTCAAATACAAGCATTTCATCTTTTGCCCTGTTATAAAATGTTCGGTCAATTTCAAATCCAAATGCATTCCTGTTAAGTTCTGCTGCTGCTCTTAGCGTGCTTCCACTTCCACAGCACGGATCTATCACTACATCTCCCGGATCTGTAAAAATCTCAATCAATTTCTTCAGAACTCTAATTGGCTTTTGTGCTGGATGAATTTTAGGAATATCTTTTCCGTCTTTTTCCCATTCAAACCAATTGAAAATCATTTTTCCAGTACCTCTGATTGTTTTACCATTCTCATCCGTCTGTACTCCATTTCTGAATTTTGGTAGCCTGTCTCGATAAAATACAAGTGCATACTCTGTTGCACCAACGACACGCATATTCGCCTTTAACACCTGCGGACTGTAATTTTTACAGAATACAAGCGGTATGTAATGTATGAACCCATGTTTTTCAGCCGCCTTGATAAGTGTATGTATTTGCTCAAAGGAACAAAATACAATCATACACGGTGAATTACTGCTCCTGCCCCGTTTTATCGGTTTTGTGTCATCTTTCTTTAACATCTTGCTACAAAAATGAAAATACTCATACAAGTTAAAATTAAAATCTGAGTTAAATGCTGCTTTTCCCGCCAGCTTACTCTCTCCATTCTTGTTATCACCGCCGTTATACCACATCGGATTACTTCCGTAGAAATTTGTCCCAACATTGTACGGAACATCTGCAATAATAAGCTGCGCCGGTGGTATTGCATATTTTTTATAGTTCTGCATAGAATCTCTATATATTTCACACTTTATTTTTCTTTTTCTATTGCTTAATTTCTCCATTTTTTAAGGAATCCGACATGTCTTTCCCGGCCGGGGATTCGGTCTCCTTTCTAAAATTTTCTACTCCACTTTCATAAATTTGTTCATAATATGTTCATTTCCTGCTGCCGGAAGGTCTTTCTTAGGCTTGTATGGTTCCGGAAGTGGACGCCATGCTATAACCTTTCGTTTCACAGCACAATTCCCCTTTTCGCACTTCCATTTTCCATCAATCGTATAAGATGTTCCGGATTTTCGTGTTCCGTCTTCAAATTCAAAAGTTACATTTACTTTGTCCGACGACTTTTCAAACATTGCATTTGACCACATGTCTGTTCCTTTAAATTTTGCAAATATAGAATCATGTTCTTCCGGCAATCCGTCTTCTACCGGAATCCAACCGACATTGCTAGTAACATTCGTATCTCTACAATTCGTCAAATAGTTTCTTATAATCTTAGAGCAATCATACACTGCACTGTTGTATCCTAAATCGAGGTCACTCTTGACAAATCTATTCTTCTCTTTTATCTCTTCCAAAATCTTCTCTAGTACGTTCATTGAATCACTCCTTTTCGTTTAAGCCACTGTTTGACACGTTCCGTCCCTATGTATTCCATAATTTCCTCGTCAATTGCATCCATGTGGTAAACTGGATATTCTTTTTCAGGCTTCTCCCATTCATCTGCCGTACAATCAAAAATCATCACAAATTTATATCCTGTCCCATAATGACTATACAGCCACTCATGGATATTCTGAGGGTTTGCATCTTTTCCAGATACGCGAATATGAGGGTAAATTCCATATCTGTCTACCTTTTCTTCTTGATTTACTTTCATCACTCCACCTCCAACAGTTCAAAACATTCTTTTAATGTTCCTTTTGTAATTTCCAACCATGAACCATCATCTACACAATCAAGATGAACGTGGTCTTTTCCACCAATCATCATGCGTCCGCTTTTATCCAATTCATAAACTTTTCCCTCTTCGATTACAGTTGAACTGTTTTCGATTAGGAATCCATCTCCATCGTAGTTATCTACACAAAAAGACTTTATGCACTTATATCTTTTCACCTACTCCACCTCCAACAACTCTGCATTATCGAAAATATTTCCGATTACTTGCAACTTATCTTTCCAATGATATGTTGGTGAATATTCTACCTTATTTGTCCAATGTATTAAGAATGACGTGTTTTCCAAATCGTATTCAATAAATCCGATAGACGGCTCACTTACAACATGTAAATCAGTTCTATTTACAATATCATTCTCCCAAATCTTCTTGCCGTTCTTGTCGGTAAGTCCTGTGTACTGGCAGATGGTGGTTGGAATAACTTCTACAAGGTCAAAATCTTCAATCACTCCATTGCGTTCATCAAATATATATCCAATATACTTTTGATTTTCGTTTCTTTCATTTGTAATAAGATTTTCTTCCACCCATTCACCATTATCTTTTCTCTTTGCTTTAAAAAGTATTTCTCTATTCATCTCGTTCTTCCTTTCCCAAAATGTACTCCAAATCATCTCCGATTTTATTGCACATAACTACTTTCCAGCCATCGCGCAATAATTCATTTAATTCTTCATATCTGTTCGAATCTCTCCAATATCCCTTTGGTGTTGGTGCTGTTCTTACTACTGTCTGCATATTACTCACTCCAATCTAATCTTTCATTCCTAATCTTCTGCAAACAGTGTTATATCCACAATTTAGTTTTTCAGCAATTTGGTTGATTATTAACCCTTTGTTCCTAAGAGAAATCACTGTTTCTTTTGTAACATCACTTCTCGAAATAATATGTCGCATCCTGTTTCCAAAATTTCTTTTATACTCTTCTGAAACATATTGAACTAAATTATGTTCTTTTGTATGTAACGAATTTTTAATTACTTGAAGATTAGAAATATTATTATTTAATTTATTTCCATCAATATGGTGAACGTGAATTTCTGAATCGAAATTAAATCCAACAATATATTTCCCAATTATTCTATGTACCGACACCTTGTCATGCTTTATTGAAATTCCAGCATATCCACGATAAAGATAAATTTTGTATTCGTCTTTGGGTGTGATATTTCTTCTACTACATTCTTCTTTTATTGCTTTTTCTAAAATTGAATAATCTACTATGCAGTTACATGCATTTTCAAATTTCATCTAAACCTCCGAAATCTAATCTCTGTCCGCACTCGTCGCAAAACCTCATATAACTTCTAAGTATTCCTCCACATTTTGGACATTCCCCCACTCTGCATCCAATTGCTCCATTCACCCCGATGATAATCGGTTTCTTCGCCGTATCCCGTTCCTTCAGCTCCTGCACCTGCTCTGGAGTTAATCCGGTATCTTCGTACTTTTTCAACCGCATATTTGCTTTTTCTTGCCATTTGCAAATTCCATATCTGCACGAGTCATTACACTCATTATTTTTATAATTACAAGCCGCGGTCTCATTTCCTCTTATAATTATTGTTTCTTTTCTTGTTAATCTGCTCATGCTCTATACCTCAAACTTTCCAATTCTTCATAATCTGATACGCCTGTTTCAGCTGATCAGTATCAAAATATCCAAAGTGACACATTGAAACTTGTATATTCATTTTCTCTGCAAGTCTCTTGTACATCATCCGCCTTTTCTTTCCCCCTTCATTTTTCCAAAAGGAGTCAAATACTTCATGACATTTCCTTTTCCACTCACGCATCTCTGCGTTTGCCAAAATTCCCATTGCCCTTTTCGGCCAAGGTTTATGTGTTCCAACATAAGCACCACAAGATTGACATCTATAGCAATATCCACTTCCATATTCTCTCCCATAAATTACAGAGTTGCTTATGCATTCTACTTTTCCACCGCATAGATTGCATACCTTCGGATATAAATTCACTTCTTTCATACTGCTGTCCATCCTTAATTCTCCTGTCCGATCTTAACTCCAAGTGTAGTCGCAACATCTAGATCGTGATTCTTCTTGTAGTACTCAACGATGTCCTTGAAATACTTCTCATCATCCCCGATCTCTTCCATTCGTCCTTTCACAAATTTCAGAAACCTTGTCAGACCATTCTTTTTGTATCGGTGCTGCATTTCCAAATATTCGCATCCAATAAATGCTAACCAACACATTGCCTGTAGGACTGCCTGTTCCTCTCTATGATTATTTGCCTCGATAAATCGTTTATCTTTCAAGATCTTATCAACGTCCTTCGCTACTTTATTGCGTCTATGTGCTTTATCTACCCAACTCATCTTATCCTCCATGCTCTTTGGCGACCTCTTAAACCGCCACCTTGAAAATACATCTCGCTGATACGTCCCCTTTGTCTCACTCCGTCATAATAGATTAGCCGCCGATACTTTCCGTCATACTCATCCTTTTCCAGTATCTTTTCAACACATACTGCTTCGTACCATGCGTGAGATTCTGTACTCATGTCAATCGCAATCACTTTACCGACAGACTCGGCTATTTCATCAAATGTCATTTCTTCACCAAGTCGATTTTCTTCCAACCAATCCCCAGGCTTCACTGGATGTTCGATAAAATCAAACAAACTCATTTGTCCTTCCATATTCTCTACTCCATATAGCTTTGAACGCTATGATCTAAGACTTTTCAGCATTTCCGCTTTTTTCTGCTCTGCAAGCAACTCTCTGACAGATTCCTCCGGGAAGTCTACCTCGTAACAATTCTCTTTTAGCCTGCTTATGATGCGCTCGTCATATTTGCTCTCACAAAGCTTCTCGTTACTCGTAAAAATCGTCACTTTCCGCCGCACATAGCGCTCGTTTAAGATTTGATAAAATTTCTCATTCACCCAGTCCGAAATCTTCTCGGCTCCGAAATCATCTACGATCAGCACTTCTGTTAGGCACAATTGATCTATCAGTCTGCTCTCTGTGTAATCGCTCCCCTCATGCCACGTGTCCTTTATCTCTTTCAAGATTGCAGAAGATACAGCAAACTTGACCTGTTTCCCTCTCGCCATCAGTTCATTTGCGATTCCTGCCGCCATTCTTGTCTTTCCTGAACCTTTCGTGTGTGAAACAAGATATAATCCCATTCCAGCAGCTTCCATCTCCTCAAAATTCTCAAGATACCGTTTTACGATATTGCAAGCGAGATTAATCTTCGCTACACTCTCCGGCTCTCTGTAGATGTCTGCCCGGAATGTTTTCAACGTAAGTTCCTGGAACAGCTCAGGTATATTTGCAAACCTCAGACGGCTCTCTGCAATTTCTTTCGCCCGGCACTCACATTCTTTTGTAAACCACAAGCCGTCTTTCTTGTACGGTATCCATCCCATACCGCCACACTTCGGACACTTAGAATCCTGAGAACTCTCTCCCAAGTCCTGCTTCAATTCCGAGTTCTGTGAGGCTTTTCTCATCTCTTCCAGTTTCTCGTCCAGTGTCATATCTTTCTCCTTTCTGCCCTTTGTCGTCATAATTTCCGTCCAGCACCTTTGCCATGTTACCGTCCATGATCAGCCAGTCGAATGTGGCGGACCAGTTCCGGTTGTTCTGCCCTTTCAGGAAGCTGCTACTCTCAGCCTTTTTAAACAAAATACGGAAATCATCAACTGTATATCCTGTATTCATCCTCGCACGGATAGCTTTTTTCCGTCTCTCAGACATGGTCTTCAATGTCGGGTAAGATACACAGATGCTATTGTACAAGTCGGAAATCGCCGCAAAGTCGATTTTTTCTTTAGATACGTTAGTATCTTTCTTTTTATTTTTAGTTTCTGTTTTATATTTATCTATGTCTACGGTTTCTGCTACTTGTTGTACTACCGTTTCTACTTCGCTTTTTACTACTGGATTTACTACCGTTTCTACTTCGCTTTTTACTACGTTTTTGAAAGTGAAAGGTATTAATCTGTATTTGTTCGGGCTTCCTTTTTTGCCCTTTTGGTATTCGATTAAACCAGCTTTTAGGAGATCGTCTCGCACCTTTATAAAGGTTGCCTCACGACTCATTTGCATGGCTGCCATCAATCTCAGGTTATCTACTGTAACCCACTCAGGCCAGTTACACTTATTAGCCTGGTACATTAATCTGTACCACAGGAGTTGGGCGTCTCTGGTCAAGTAGTTATTTTCGAGCCATCGTTCGAAGGCGATAATCTCAGCTAAGTAATTCAAGCCCTTATCACCCCTTTCTCCTCCAACTAAACCAATTGTGTAGCTGGAGGTATTTGGCTTACGTTTTGTGATATATATATTTGCCATGAACGGTTTACGGGTTACTCTATAGCAAAGGATTTTCCCTTACTAACTTCTGTAAAAAAATTCTTGCCGGAACTGTTCTTCTGTTCCGTAGTGTTCCAAATAATACGCTTTGCAGCGTTTCCTTAAGTCCTTATCTATCTTTCCTGCATCTTTCCCTCTATGTACTCCATTTGGATGCAAATCCGGTCTTAACGGAGCAATAAAACCATAATCTTCGCACAAATCTCTCTCGTTTGACGTGTGCGAGAAAATATGATGTCTTTCCACCCCGTACTGACCGGTATACATACAGTGATCCATATCGTCTGTAAAAATGCTCCATAGCCTTTTAGCCAAAATCCACACCGTACCTTTCTTTCAAAATTCTCTTTTCGTCCGGTGATGCAATATCGGCATCCGGCATACCTGCATCTTTGCAACACTGCACTAATCCATCAATCAATCTAGCCATTTCTTCTGTGTTGTACGTGTGCGACCCTCTTAGCAATTTGTATGTCCGGTACATAATACCGTCATTTCCCTCTCGGACTTGCGAAGTCGCTTGTAGGTGGTAGTCTGTTGCGTTCTTGACCTTTTTCTCTGCCTCTTCCGTATCCGGAATCGTGATGTATACTGCTTTATTTCCGAACAGCTCAACTTGTCCATATCCGCAAAGTAACATATTATGCGCTTCCGGATTTGATAAGCCTATCTTTTTTGCTAATTTGGTAAGCAGTACCCAGTAGTATGCATTTGCATCTAGGCTACGTTTGCGCCTGTACGGCTTTATTTCAAGACTTAGCTTCTCACAGTCCTTAAGTTCTTCGTATGCCTGCCGAAAATCCTCGACAGGCTCAAACAACAATGTCAGCTTACCGGTTACAAAATCAATTACCGGTTGTTTTAACTGTCCTGTAAATTTCACTACTCATCACCGTATTTCTTTTTAATTGCATTCAGCATTTTAGCTGCTTCACCTTCTGTTAATGTCTCCCTTGTCCTTCCATTACCACAAATCCATGCGTCTAAATCGATGCCGTGAGAAATGCACAACTTCTCTAACGTCTTTATTTTTGCTGAAGAAGCTAGGTTATCAGCTGTTTCAGGGATTTGAGCATCCATCTTGTCATATTCTTCCTTAAGCCACAAATCAAATCCTAAACCTGTATGTATCGCAACACACTTCACAAATGCCCTACACATACTATTCCATACTCTCTGTTGCGACATCGAATTATCTTTCACAGGATTCGCTCCGTTCATTACCGGTGTCTGCATCTCGTACTCATTATCATCGATGATCACTCGAATGCGTGTCTCATAACAGCGGTTTGTATTCCCTTTGGAATCTGTAAAAACAGCATCAGACATTCTAAGGCTTCCGCCTGACTTTTCGCTTGGAATTGGCTCCCAGTAAACTTTCGTGGCTCCATTTTTTCGAAGCAAGTCAATACACATAGCCCAATTCAGATACAGTAGCCCGTCTCGTTTCTCGCAATATGGCTTTACATCTATTTTTCTAAGCTCATCATAACTTTTAAGCATTTTCTTCCTCCTCGTGTACATAGTTTCCTGAGTAAAACCACTCAACAAACTCTTTTTGTAATTCCTCATCCCATTGCATCTGCTCTAATGCGTATTGATAAGCGTCGCAATCATTTACGCATGTCCCTTTCTCTTGTCCTGCAATTCCTATGTACATGCAATCAACTCCTTTAATGCAAATTGCCCGTCTTTTTCCTGCTTAAGCAATTGTTCGTATTGTTCCTCTGTTTCTTTACGTTTTGCTATGCAGTCACACTTTTCGCCCGGGTCTAAATTTGCTCCACAGCTTCGGCACACATATTTATACATTTATATCTACCTGACTCTCTTTAAACCCGAACTTGACAAATCCATGCTCGTACGTTGCTTTCTCCTTGTCGTACTTTGATACATCTATGCCACGTCTGATCATCTCTTCCCACGCAAGGTCAAAGAGTTTTTCTTGATTCAAATAGAGCCAAATACCGCTTTTCTCGTCCTTCGAGTTGTGATTAGTACCATGTGAATCAAAAATCTGACTCGTATCATTTCTCATTTTTTGATATGTAATCAACGGCATTGTTACCGTTCCTTCTAATTGTTCCATTGACTTTTCCTCTCTTCTATTTATGAGTTATCCGAAAATCTAAATTCCATCAGATCAGCAAGCATCAAGTATTCCTTTGCCTTTTTCGTTTCCCCATGTGTCTCTACTACCTTTTTTCGGAATTCTGATAAATTTCCATAAAAACATCCGCATTTCACACCAATATCTCCTGCTTTTGTTTTAAAAAATGTAGTTGTACGATATTCGGAGCCAAAACCATGCACCGTGGCGTAGCCAGCATCACCGTACACACGAGCATCACCGCACACACAAGCATCACCGTACACACA